TCGCTTCTCCTGCTTCCCAAACAACGCAATTGGAAGTTGCAACTGGTCAGCGTGTTCAGCGGCTCACTTTGCGCCACCTACCTTGCACCTGTGCTGATAGGCTTTCTGAACATCAACGCACCCAACATCCAGTACGGCTTGGCATTCTTGGTGGGATTCAGTGGAGTGAAGATTGCGGAAGTGTTGGAAGCAAAGATTCTCAAAACCCTATCCAGTGATAATAACGCGGAACGCGGCTAACATCCACACCCTGAACTACACGGGTGACGAACTGAACTTACTACTGATTAGCGACCTGCATTGGGACAACCCCAAATGCGACCGCGACCTGCTCAAGCGTCACTTGGACGCGGCAAAGGCGAAGGGCGCAGGAATCATCGTAAACGGTGACTTCTTCTGCTTGATGCAAGGCAAAGGCGACCCGAGAAAAAGCAAGGATGACATCAGGCCCGAACACAACAAAGGCAACTATTTGCAGGCGGTGGTCGAGGATGCGGTCGAGTGGTTCACGCCGTATAAGGACAACCTGCTATTGATAGGCTACGGCAATCACGAAACGCAGATAATCAAGCATATGGAATTTGACCCATTGCATATGTTCCAATCCATCTACAACTACAAGAACCAAAGCAACCTGCACATCGGTGGATACGGTGGTACGTTGAAGGTGCTGGGGAAAATTCGTAGCGGACTGCATCGCGCCTTCGCCATACACTATTATCACGGGTCAGGCGGAGGTGGCCCAGTCACCAAAGGCGTGATTCAAGACCAACGCATTATGGCATTCGTGGAAGGCTACGATATGACGTGGCAGGGTCACGTTCACGAGCTTTACCATCACGTCAATGTGGTTCAGTATTTCAACCGCACCCAAGACATCATCCAGCAGAGGCGTGTACATCAGGTGCGCACATCTACCTACAAGGAAGAATATGGTGCAGGTGAAGGCGGCTACCACATCGAGAAGGGAAGACCGCCAAAACCGCTTGGTGGCTATTGGCTCAACCTGCAACAAGAACGACTGCGGACAACGGAGGACAATGGAAAGCATCGAGACAGGACGGAGTGGGTGGTGAAGTTGCATACTACTTAAATTCGCGATATGAGAACCATTAAGTACCTCGTGGTGCATTGCACAGCCACGCCACAAAGCACAACCGTTGAAAGCATCCAACGCTATTGGCGCGAACGGCTTGGGTGGAAAGCGAATGGTTACCACAAAATAATCAAAGCAAATGGGGAAGTTGTCACTTTGGCGCAGGATGATGAGATTTGCAATGGGGTGGCTGGCGTTAATAGCGTTAGCCTACACGTCAGCTATATTGGCGGCATTGATTCAAGGGGCAATCCGCTGGACAATCGGACGCAAGGCCAAAAAGACGCGCTCAGTCAAGTCCTACACGCTTGGAGAGCCAAGTACCCCAACGCCCAGATTCAAGGCCACCGCGACTTCCCACGAGTAAACAAAGCCTGCCCTTCCTTCGATGCCAAAGCTGAGTATAGTCATATTTAGCCTACTATTGGCTGGGTGCTGTCGAAAGGCAGTTGAGGTGCGGACCAACACGGTTGTGCAGAAGGACAGCGTCATCGTGGAGGTGCCGAGGTTCACGGAGCTGTACATCGAGAATCCCTGCGACAGTGCTGGGATCCTGCGGCAGTTCCGATTCACGGATAGCACGAAAACAAGCGTTTTAAGCGCATCAAATTATCGGGGTGGTATTCGCATACAACTGCGCAGAGATACGGTCATACAACGCTTCATAGAGCGCGACACGGTAACGATTGAGCGCGTGGTGAAAGTTGGGCCTGCAAAGCGCAAGAATCGGATGGTGTTTGTTTGGTTCGGAGTGGCACTCGGACTGGTGCTGTCCATCTTGGCTTTTCGGCTGATGCGCCTGTAATCGAGGCTTGTCGGGAAGGCTTTTTCTAAACTTTTTTTTGGAATGTGCGTTTAGACGCTGGAAACGCAGAAAAAAAAATAAAAAAAAGTATACAACCTATATATATATGTATGTATATTTGCATATACCAAAACGGTAGCAACTAACCCTCTAAACCCAAACCCAATGAACATCATCGAATCAACCCCCATCAACCTCGGCAATGACGATTGCGACATCGTGAATGCCTTTATCTACAAGCAGAATGGCACGCTTCACCTGCACATCGATTACCCAACGTCTGACCGCATTACCAACGAGTTCGAGCATAGCGACATTGACGCGCTCTGGGAGTGCCAATATCCTGAGTGGAATGACCTTCTTTTTTCAACCCTTTAAACCCAAACCAAATGCAACACGACATCATCGCTCACACACCCATCACGCTTGACAATGGCAAGGTACTGGATGCCTACATCCACAAGCAACCCAGCGGAATGTACGCGCTTCACGTCAACTACATCTTTGAAGCCAACAGCAATTCAACCCGCACCAAGCAAATTGCCGAAGCAGTGTGGCGCAAGCAACACCGCGACTGGTTCAGGTTCATCCGCTTCCAACGTTCATCCACACCCCTTCCAATGCCTAAACCCAAACCCAATGAAACACACCTTCACCCTTGACGCGTGGTTTGCGCACATCCGCAAGCAACTGCGCACGACACCAACACCAACACCTGCGGAAATCAAACAGCCACTGCGCTTCGACTGGGCGTTGTATGGCCGCATCCTTCAAGCTAAACACCTAACCAACTAAACCAATGACAACCCTAATCAACAAACTAACACCACAAGCACGCGCCAAAATGGACGCGATGGATGCTGAACAAAAAGAACGCCTGACGTGGTGGCTCACCCGTAGCGAATATGTCCACGAAACACCGTACTACGCGGTGATTAGCATTTGCAGCAATTTCGGAATCCACACTGACGATTTTTATACCCTATTCGAAATATTATGAAAGCCCTGACCTACTTCGTATTCTTTATCGCCACCTGCTTCGTCTGCGCCATCCACACGGACGAAGGATGGTGGTACTTCACCGCATACGCGCAAACATTCATATTTATTTATATATTTGCACGTCTAAACAAACACGATGAAAAACACAACAAAAACAAAAACCGTTAAACCGTTAATGCAACTTACTTCCGTTTACTGCGAGGCTGACACCCTCAACCTATGCCGAGCGCGATTTGGCACGATTCGCGCCGCGTTAAACTACGCTGCCAACCAAACACAAACTAAACCCTTAAATCAATGACCAACCTAAAAACAATCAACATCAAGGGCAAGCCTTATGTGGAGGTCGTGGAACGAATCAAGTACTTCCGCGAAAACTTCGCCGACCATTGCCTGACCACCGAAGTGGTGCAACTGACACCCGACTTCGTAGTGCTGAATGCCATCATCACCGACCCAACTGGCCGCATCGTTGCGACTGGACTGGCACAGGAAGACCGCACCAGTTCAAACATCAACAAAACGTCGTACGTGGAGAATTGCGAAAGCAGTGCTTGGGGTCGTGCGCTTGGCAACTTCGGAATCGGATTGAAGGATGCAATAGCAACCGCTGATGAGATGCAGTTTGCACTCGCAAAGGAAAGTGAACTGGAAAAACTGCGGACCGATTACTGCATCCTAATCGAAGCGCTTGACCCCGCCGAGATGGCTAGGTTATTACCGCAACCACACTGGGATGCGGCCAAGTTTGCCAAAGGCATCGAATACGTTAAATCACAACTTAAATCCAACAAAAAATGACACCCATCGAATTCATCTACACCCTTCCAGCACATCGCCGCACATCACTGCGGCAGATGGCGGAGGAACTGAACAAAGCAGGCATCACCACCAAGCGCGGATGCGAGTGGCGAGCATCATCCGTATACCTGCTGTTCGGCAGGGACAACAACAAGTACCACTCAACGCCGAAGCTTCCGCAAGCGCACGTGACAAAAGCACTCCGCAATTTGTCACGCGCTGAATCCCTTATCCGTTCATCACTTCAAATCCTGCAAGACACCAATGGCTAACCTGCAACTACCCGCGAATATCAGCAAGGCTGACATAAGCGAATTTATCGAATCAGTGACCTCGCAAGTGCTTGATGGCAACATATCACCACTATCCGTACACGTTCGCTGTAAGGCACTGATAAAGGCACTGGAAGGCATCTTGGATAATACGCAAGACATAGCCATTGACGAGGCCTATCATTACAAAGGTGCGTTCAGCATCGAAGGTGCTAACGTTGTACTTCGCGAAGGACACGGAATGCCTGACTTCACGCAGGACGAATTCTGCAACGAGATGAGCGCGAAGTTGAAGGCACGTCAGGAACTGCTTAAACAGGCGTTCAGGATGAACGGCAAGGCCGTAATTGTAGACCCTGACACTGGCGAGATTGTGCCAGTTCTACCGATGAAACCAAACAAAACCACTTTAACCGTTACCTTCAAATGACACCACAAGCATACAAACTATGGCTGGCAGGGCTGAGCATTGCCAACCTGCACGTCGAGCAAGCCAACTGCGAGTTGGTGATGCGCATCGCTATCAATCACACTGTTCGAGATTCAGCCGCAGACAAACTGCGGCTGGTCTTGGCCGAGTTAGATAGCCGCCAAATCAAGAAGTAAATTCACGACAAAACAAGAAATGAGTATGAATAAATTTTTGCTAATCGCAGGCAACAACTACGACAGTTGCCACGGTCTTGAAGATTATGCAGGAACCTACGACACTTTGGACGAAGCATTTGAGGCGGGTGATAAATTAGTGGAGTGCGATGATAACAACATTGACTGGTATCAAATCTTGGACTGCAACGACCCAACTGGCTACTATTCGAACGACGAACACAAAAACAAACCGATAACCTTTAAACCAACCCAATTATGAACGACATCGAATTTGTATTTGAAATTGAAGACGAAGCAGGTAGCTTCGAAGTGCCAATGTACTTTTCTGCACACGAATGGTTTGACCACGATAGCGGCGACATCCCTGCTGTTCACTACACCGACACTGGATTTGACGAGCGGCAGAAGACCATCATCCACGACCTAATTGGACAGGTAGGCACCGAACACGATGGCGGATTGCTGAGTGAAATGCAGAAAGCGGCCGACTGGTGGGAAAGTCACAATGCGTAATTTTACACAACTTAAACCAAACTAAACAATGACCCTACAAGAAGCTATTGAAATGTTGCAGACCCATCAGGACTGGCGCAAAGAACTGCACAAGAAGATGAAGATTGAACCAAAAACGCTGACCACAGCGATTGACATTATTTTAGAACACTTAACCAAAACAACCAACCAAACCAAACTATGAGCAATTACCAAAAAAAAGACGGTGACATATCCGTGTTCACCAACCAATCAGCCAACGCCAACGCACCGCGATGGAAAGGCAACCTGCTGTTGAACGGACAGGAATACACTGTATCGCTGTGGTCCAAGAACGGAGCGAAGGGCGAGTTCCTTGCCGGGAGCGTGCAACCCAAGCAAGCACCAGTCGCTAACACCTACAACCAATATGACCAAGGCAATGACCCATTTTAACAAGTGTACTAAAATCAGCCTGCAAATTGATGGGCGTGTTTGTTCAACCGAAATGGAAGGCAATGAGCATACGGCTACCGAAATCATCGAAGCCTTTGTTGGCTTGATGGTTGGTCAGACGTTCACGGAAAAAACCTGCTACAAGGCAATGAACAATATTGCTGAGGAAAGGTACACCGAGGACGATTAGTCGCAAATTTATTCTATATTTGTGATAGAGTTACAGCAGTTGGTGGTGCAACAGTTGTGACGTAAGACGAGCCGGTACCTTTGGCTTGCCCCGACTGCACCACCAGTCGGGGCTTTTTTTACCTCTAAATTTTACCATGATAAATTGCAGCATCTTCAAAACGCACAGCGAAACTGTGCCACGAGCCAGCACAACCATTGACAACTTCCTGGACAACATACGCAACGGAACCTGGCAAGATCCAGTTCTTCGAGTGCGTAACAAGGAAGCAGATAAAGCATCACTGGAATGCCTAACGCTCAGCGGTGAATTCAGCAA